ACTACGGCGAGGCGCAGAAAACCGCTAGATTAGGGTTAAAAAAGGTGTTACAGGTTGTAAGTGAGGTTACCCCGAAGGGGTAAAGCGTGTAACAAAATGTAACAAAGTGTGGTTGTTTGTTACAAAAATTTAAAAAAGGTGTTACACTTTTAATTATTATATACATTTGTATTAATTAAGAACATTTGTATGTCAACTTATGGTACTATTAATATAAAGGCTGATGTAAAAAATGCACTGAATGATTTGGGTAGTTTTAAGAATGAACTAAACCAAAAGCAAATAATGAGGGCTACCTCTAGGGCTATAAATGACTGCTTGCGTGATGGTAAAACTGATGCCAAAAGAGCCATAAAGAAAGTATATACAATTGCTGAAAGGGGGATGGACAGAGCATTGTATATTGATAGATCTACCACCTACCCACATAAAGGAAAAGTAGTGGGTAATACTTTTCTTACCGGTGCTATTTTAGCCTCTGCAAAGCCGGTACCGGCTGACCTTTTTAAACTATCGTTTAGTTATAAATCCGGATCTACTTCTACCATATCTAAAAAAGGTGTTCAAAAAACCAAATTAAATACTAGGGGGAAATCGGGAGGTGGCGTAACGTTTGAAGCTATTAAAGGACAGGTAGAGGTTTACTCTCATGCGTTTTTATTACCTACTATGAGTGGTAGAGTATTTGCCCGTGGTGCTTATAAGACTGGTGGTAATTATGGATTTGTACAGAGGATGGGTAAGGGTAGTAGGTTGCCATTTGAAGGAACGGGTAATGATAGTGTGAAGGGATTGATAGGGCCTTCGGTTTACTTGGAAGCAATTAACCCGAATACACAAAAGATAATAATGAACCATATTGAGCCTAAGTATGCCGAAAGGATGTGGGCGCATTTGGGATTGATCATAAGTGGAATACGGTCGTAATGGCAAACCAAATAAGTGTAAGAGCTTTTGCTAAGATTATAGGTGTTAGCCACATGGCTGTTACCCGTGCCGTGAAGGACGGCAAATTTACAAAGGGGTGGGATGCTGATAGTAAGAAGATTGATGATGTGGTTGCGCTGGAAGATGAGTGGGTGAAGAGTGTGAGAATAGTAAAGAAGAATGGGATTAGCAAGGCGAAGTTTATTGAAAAGACTGAGAAGCAAAAAGCAAAAGTTGTACAAGCAACTAGCAAACAAACGACAACTGAAAGCAAGCAAACTACAGTTACCAAACAGGAATATGCAGAAAGTGATTTGCTAAGGAATTTGAAGATTACTGCCAAAATGGATATGGCAGAAGCAATGAAGGTGAATGAGATAATAAGTGCTGAGCTTGCTAGGCTGAAATTATTGGAAACGGAAAAGGTGCTTGTGAGAAAGGTAGATGTTGAAAAGGTATTGTTTGCTTTTGGTAGCCAATTGAAAAAGAGTATAACTAAATTGCCTGAAATGATAGTTGATGAAGTGCTGGCAAGTGGTAATAAGGTAGTAGCCATTAATATAATTAAGGAAGCAATAAACGAGATACTTAATTCGTATGCAAATTTTAGTGAAATAACAATAAATGAATAATTATGGATTTAAGACAATATCGGGGTAAATATTCTCGTGAGCATAAATGGGTATATGGATATTTCTATCATTACTACGACGGTAGCCTACATTCTATTATTACAAATATTGATGATGATGAAATGCAATCAAATACTTATCCTATTGATTTAGGTTCGGTGGGTATATGTACGGGCGTAAAAGATAAAAAAGGATGTGATATATATGAAGGAGATTTTTTAGTGGAAAGCGATAGCGAAAACGGCATTAGTGGATATTATCCAGTTGTTTACAATAACAAAACTGCTAGTTTTTGCATAGATAATTCTTATTATAAGGATCATTCACACCTAGTAGATATGGTTTCATATTTTGGATTGAATGACTTAGAAGTTGCTGGAAATATTTATGATAATCCAGAAAGGCTACCAAATAAACGCAGCCCTCCTTTAGAAGGTATAACTAATTCCGAATTAGAATTTTAATTAATGGTTCTAAACCTTTCCATCATATCGGCATTTCAAAGGGGGTTACGACCCGACGACATCATTACGGTAAGTGAGTGGGCAGATAGGTATAGGGTACTGCCTGATGAGAATGCTGTTCCTGGAAAGTTTAAGATGAGTAAGACACCGTACCTGAAAGAAATAGCCGACCATTTGAGTGTGACAGATCCTGCAATAAAGATAATATTTAAGAAGGGCTCACAGGTTGGAGCTACGGAACTGGGTAATAATTGGCTAGGATATACGATTGACGTATCCCCTGCACCATTCCTGTATGTGATGCCTACGGATGCGATGATTAAGAAAACGAGTAAGACCAGAATACAAAAGATGGTTGACCTTGTACCTAGACTTACTGCCAAAGTGAAAGCGATGAAGAGCCGTGAGAGCGGTAACACTATTACAGAGAAATACTTTGAGGGTGGTAGCTTGACTATGATTGGCGCAAATAGTCCGGTAGGGCTTGCGAGTACTGCCATCCGGTTTGTGTATATGGATGAAATAGACCGTTACCCTTTGAACGTTGGGGGTGAGGGTAGTGCATTGAAATTGGCTGAAACCAGAACGGCAACTTATGGCAGCACTAAGAAGATGCTTATTACTAGTACGCCTACCTTGAAGGGTACAAGTGCCATAGATAAAGAGTTTGAAAAGACTAGCCAACGTTATTACCATGTTCCTTGTCCGTTCTGTAATTTTTCACAAGTGCTATTATTTTCTCAATTACGTTATGAAATTGGCAAATATGAGAATACGCTTTACGAATGCATTCAATGTAAGGAGTTAATACCAGAACGCTATAAAACTACAATGCTATCTAAGGGGGTATGGGTTTCTGCTTTTCCTGCATTGGAAAATGAAAAGGATTATGGGTATCACTTATCGGCAATGTATAGTCCGCTAGGGATGTATAGCTGGGGTAATATGGCGAAGGACTATGAAGAGAGTATTGGAGATATACCTGAAACGATTGCCTTTATGAATACTAAACTAGGTGAGTGTTATGAGCCACAAAGGGGAGATAAGCCAGATTGGGAAATGTTGTACAACCGTTACCAAAGTGAAGCCAATAAGTATGAAGCTAATATTCCATTTGCAGGAGTGACATTTATAACAATTGGGTGTGATGTGCAGCAGGATAGGATTGAGTATATGGTTACTGGGTGGATGAAGGGTAAGCGTAGCCAAATGTTGGACTATCAGGTAATAGTTGGCAGTACTGACCAGGACGCTGTTTGGAGGGAACTAGACAAAGTAGTTAATAGGACATGGATACGGGAAGACAACCATATTGTGCCTATGCGGTTGATGGCTATTGATACTGGGTATAACACCAAGAAGGTATATGAATTTGTGAAGAACCACCAACTAAACAGGGTAGTACCGGTGAAGGGTATGGCTAAGTTGGATATGATTTTCTCTGCACCTAAAAGTGTGCAAGTAACAAAGGGTGGCACCAAGATAGGTGAAGTGAAAGTATTTGGTGTGGGAGTGAGCATGATAAAAAGTGAGTTGTATGGGTACCTGAAACAATCTATTGACTATGATAGTGGGGAGATACCTAACGGGTATTGCCACTTTCTGCCAAAAGAACCCAACTTCTTTAGGGGGTTAGTAGCTGAAGAATTGTTGCGCGTAGAAAACAAGAAGGGCTTTTACGAATTTGTTTGGATAAAGAAGTATGAACGGAATGAGCCATTGGATACGTTTGTATATGCCCGTGCTGCTGCTGCTATAGTTGGAATGGACAGATGGGATAGTGAGCGTTGGGATAGGGAGCTATTGACTAGCGGAACACCAGTTGAGCAAATGAATGATAAACCATTAATAAATACTCCCCCAAAAAAGAAAAGCCCTTTTTGGGATAATTAAAAATTATGTTAGTAGAAAAGTTTATTTCCCCTAGAGACAGAGAAGTTGTTGAAAAAATAATGGAAGCTACAAGCGGCTATTATTTACTTGACAAACAAGCTATTATAGATGAAGATAGTAATAGAGATATAATTAACATAAGGCATATTATATGTTATCTTATTTCGGTTAATACATCTATAAAAAAAGATGGCATTGCGTATTTGATTAATAAAAAAAGCAGATGCGCTATATCTAATAGTATTGAAACTATTGAAGTACAGAAACGAATTTATAAACAAACTTTAGACGATTTGAAGGGGATAGTAAAATTAGTAAATAGTTTTGAAAAAAAATATGAGTGGCTTGTAGTCATTGACAATTAAAAATATTATATGGCTTTTACATTAGATCAATACAATGCTTTAGAAGCTGCAATATCGCAAGGAGCTAAGAGGGTTAAATATGCAGACAAAGAAGTTGAATATAATTCAATGACGGAGATGTTACAACTATTAGGTTTAATGAAAGATCAGTTAGGATTGACCGATAATAATGGAAGCGGAAACAACAGGAAGGTAGTAACTTCTTATAAGTCGGGGATTCATGGCTGTAATAATAATGACAAATGGTAAAGCAAACAATTTTAGATAAGGTAATTGGAGTAATAAGTCCATCATTCGCTATACAACGAATGCAAAACCGTGTAAAGCTAGATGCCTTATATGGTGAAAGAAAATATGATGGAGCGGCAAAAGGAAAGAACACGTGGGATTGGAAGAGTGAAGCTGCCTCTTCTAATATAGAAATACAGCAGGACTTGGCAAAGCTGCGTGATCGTAGCAGGGAACTTGCAAGAAACAACCCTTATGTAAAACAATGGCTAAGAGTAGTAAGTAATAATATTATTGGTACCGGTATTATGCCCACTGTTCAACTAAAAGGTAGAAGCGGAAAACATGATAGGGTAAAAGAAGTGTGGAAACTTTGGGCCGAGAGTGTAAAATGTGATTTTGACCAACGCTATAATTTTTATGGGTTACAACACCTGATATTGAAAACAATACAACAAAGTGGGGACTGCTTGATAGTAAGGCGCAGGGCTACAAGTAAATATCCTATTCCATTGAGGCTACAGGTACTTGAAGGTGATTTTATAGATAGCTCGAAATTTAGTATGACTAATGAATATGGAGGCATTACCTGGTATGGTATAGAATTTAATAGTCAAGGTGAAAGAGTGGGATATTGGTTATGGAACAGACACCCGGGTGAGTTTGCAAGCCAATCACATAGAATTGATGCAAAAGACGTGATTCATGTTTATAATGCAGAAAGACCAGGACAAATAAGGGGCGTACCTGAAAACCATAGTTCTATGTTGGCGGTTAAAGATTTAAACGACTATGAATATACAGAACGACTAAGGGCTAAAATTGCAAGTTGTATGGTGGGTGCCATTACCCAACTTGAGGCTGATGGTAAAGATAGTCTTGCATCTTCTTTCGATACAATGGAGCCGGGTACATTTCACAGACTTAGGACTGGTGAAAGCGTGACATTTAATACACCTCCTACCTCTACTGGATATCCTGAATACGTAAAAAGTAATAAACATAGTATGGCTGCAGGTATGGGCATTACCTATGAAGCAATGACAGGGGATTTATCTAATGTAAATTTCTCTAGTGGTCGTATGGGTTGGCTAGAGTTTCAAAGAAACGTAACGCATTGGCAACAAAATATAATGATGCCTTTTTGCGATAATGTTTTTGAATGGTTTGTTGAGGCAGCCCAGATTGCTGCTCAATTGCCTATGGGTACTACTATTACTGCAAGATGGACACCGCCTAGAAGAGAAATGATAGATCCTTACAAAGAAACTAAAGCGTTGGTTGAGGCTGTTAGGGCTAAGTTTATGACTTGGAATGAGGCAGTCATGGAACGTGGAGATAATCCAGAAGAAGTTTTATTACAACTGAAAAAGGAATTTGACGAAATGAAAGCGGCAGGGTTGGAGCCTGAAAGTTTTCCGGAGTTTGATGCTGCAAGAAAAGATACGCAACCAAACAAGACTGATGCAGCAGCAGAACACGATAATTAATAGCTGTCTAAAAAGTGTCTATATAGTGTCTAATATCCCCTTGTGGGGTATTTTATTTTTGTACCATCAATGAG